GTGGCAGTGAGTTGTATTTTTCGCCATCCGGGTACAGGCCGCCGGTCGCCGGAGAATAATAAATCGTCATAATTAATACCCTATAGCCAGATAGTTATACGAAAGGCCGCTGCTGCTGGCTGTGCTCGCTGCGCTGGCGGAATAAATGGAGATTGTCGATAATGTTGTGCTGGCACCGGCAAACCCACTGGGTGAAGTCGATGCTGAGTTTGTCACCAGCTTACACAGCACTGCTGTCGGGAACGCTTTGGCGAAGGACTGCGTGAAAGAACCATTACTGCCGGTTGAGCCTATTCCCCAGCAGAGCAACAGCATTTTTTTCGCGCCCGATATCACGAGTGGAATTTCTGCGTATCCGGTAGTTCCCAGGCTGCCACGTCCAACCCCTGCCAGAACCAGATCCGACAAACCAAGGTTTGCGAGACCGTTTTTTGACGTTAATACAGGAGTCCATTTTGCTGATGGTGGCTGGCTACCAACATTTGCATTTTGTAAGGACTGATAAGATTCACCGTTATGTGTGCAGATCGAACCGAGATGATATTCCTGCTCTACATGCCACTCTGGAACCCCCATTTGGTGCTGATACGCAATGAACTGACTCATTGCATACATTGCCGCATTGAAGTCCTCAAACGAGGGGTGTTCGGAAGCGCCAACAATGCCCCATCCGCGAAGGAAAGATGCCGTAATTTGCGAGGTCAGGTCATCCGCCTGATTTGTTCCACCAAACACGGTTCTTTCCATTCCCTGTGCATCAGAGGCAAAAGCCCGAACATTTCCCTGATATCGTACAATCTTAGACATGGATTTTCCTCGAAAAAAAACCGCCCTGGTAGGCGGTATTAAACTTGCTGGCGAATCCTCTGGCCGAAGGGTTTCGCGAGAAACCGAATGTCAGACCAGGAGTCACCTGATAAAAATAATCGTATCGAACGCCCGCAGGTTTCGGCAGCAGGCCAAGCTTCACAATCAGGCGTAACTCTTCAACTGATACCCGCGGCGAAACGTTCAAAGCAAGCGTCATGTCTTTTCTGTCGGTCACGTAAGCTTCGCCGTTGAAAGCCGTCTGTATAACATCCTGCAGGCTGACCCGATCGTCTGACGCTATCGTTGCACCTGCGGCGTTTCGCGCAATTTTGACCCGAAGGAACCTGCGATACTCATTGTCAGCCAGTTGATAGTCACCATATGCCGGCGAAAACTTGCTGTAGAAAGGTGCGCCGACATACGCCGCATTAGATTTACTGTCGAAGCCTGCGGTATTCAGATGTCCGTCAAACCCGAAAAATACACGGGCAATAACAGCAGGCACACTACGGTGAAGGCCGACTATCCGGCCAATGACATCAAGCCGGTATCCGGTACCCCGGTCGAGATCAAAGTTATCTGGGTTACGAATAAAATCGGCGATGATTTGCCAGTGCCTGAGCATGGCCTGTATCTCTGATCTTGCTTTTTTCTTTTCCCAATATTGTTTGATGAGCATTAGCGTGTAGCGGTTAATGATGTCGTCATTCACTGGACCACCTCGTTAACGTCTATATTTTCCACACTCAACGTGAACTTTCCCTGAAAGCCTGGCGATAACTCAGCATCGGTGTAATCTGCCCCATTACTGCTAATTTGCAGATTGGTCAGCACAAAATTTACCCGTCCTACCCCATACCCATTCTCATAAAATTCATTGGCATCCACAGACTCACCAATATGCATGGTGCGTGATGCAAGAGATTTTTTGAGAGTATCGATATCTATCGGTTCGCTTTGAATCTTCCGGCGGGCATTAAGCCTGATATGAAGCGGCTTATAGATGGGCCGATCAAACTGAAGTTCATGGGCTATCAGAAATGAAGTGCCGTCAGGCCGAATCAGGGTCTCGGTAAAACGTCCGGTTATGCTGCCTTTCGTTCCCGTTCCACCGCCTTTCTGTTTAACCATCACCTCCACAATTTCTGAAATCGCTCCCCCCTCAACGACCAGCCATATTGAATTGGCCGGGATACCCGTCGTCGGATTATCAATTTTTGTGTCGTTCTCTCCGATATTCAGATCAATTACACCTGTTAGTTGAGCAACTTTAGCGAAAACCGCCCCAGTGCTACCTGTTGCCGGGTTCTCAAGCGACCGGTTCCGGCGTTGCCTGAATTCTTCAGGCGTTTCCTCATCCCGACCGACCACAACCGCGGAATCAGAGATAATGCTCACAATCCCTGGCTCTGGTGTGAGTTGAGTGAAGGTATCGTTCACAAGCCCAGTAACTTTCCCAAAGTTTTGAGCAAAAAAGGTAGCTGTTGTGACGCCCGCCGGAACAGTCACGTCCTGTCGGATAGCCCAGACCTGATTTGCCTGGTCCCGTATCTTGTACCCGCTATAGAGAAGCACCGGCCTGTCTGTTGTGACTTTAAGGTCGCGCTGAGAACGGGATCCAGGACGAAGGAAAAGCCCGTGAAGTTTGGCGATAATCTGCTGCATATCACCAGTATTAAAATCGGGGTCCATTTGGGAATAAAGCCATTGCAGCGCGGCTTCAATATCAGCCCGAGCCTGAGCTTCGATTGCCACGCGTTGACCGTCGGGAGATTCCTGGTCCAAATCGATATCCTGACCATAAATTCCCTTATATCCGTCGCTCAGTTCCTGAAATAACTCCCGGAGAGTGTTTGTCTCAAGGCCGTTGTCGCTAAACTGTAGTGCCATTTTTCAACGCTCCGTTGACCGGGAAGGTGATCGTCTGCTGGTCATAGACGGTCTCAATGCTGAGTTCGATTTTTTGTGACCGGGTGGCCTTATTGACCTCCATCGCCAGGGCGGTAATGCGCATAACCCCATCCGTCGCCAGCGTCACACGCTCTATCTCCCGCAGAATCTCCTGCTCGGTGTTTTTCTCCGACAGCAGATATAGCCAGTCGATGTTGTCATCCATATTTAGAGGGTTATCGTTTTTAAAAGACCGCACCCGACACTTCACTTTTTGTGCAATGGCCGCACCGCCGGTAATATAATTCGCCCGCCCGCGACCAAATCCCCAGTCATCATTATTATCCAGTGCTGAAACAATCATGAGATCCCCGTAATGATGCCGTTAGTAACTGTGATTGTTTTGCCGTCGTCACTTCTGAACTGACCCGTTACCCCATTCTTACCGGCAGTCTGAAGAGTTCCGTACTTCATCTGTCCGAGCACTTCGCACTCTTCAAGAGTTGTCTTTCCCCCACCCTGCTCAATATCTCCGGTGAGATACATCGATCCGATGTGGTCAGAATCGCCCTGAATCATCCGGCGTTTGGAAGGGATGCTGATAGAGGTGGCCTGAGGATTTACCCCACACAACGCAAACCCGTCAGAGTAGTCGTGCATGCGCATCTCAAGAGGTGATACAAAGTCGCTACCGGCATACCAGGCGTCATAGCAGCGCTCAGAAATAAGGACGAGACAGTAATCACCTGTCGAAACTGGTTCAGCAATATAGCTGCCGCCGCCTTGCAGGATAACCGGGGGAACTTCGATAAACTCAGGCAGTTGCTTGCTGTTCCCTTTCACAACCCGGTTAATAACTGGTACACAACTGATTGTTTTAATATTTACAGCGGTGATTTTTGCGACAACAATGGTGTGCACGTCAGCCAGCGCGAATTCGACGCCCAGACTGATAGTGTCGTGAAGTTCTTCGATCATGTGCTACGCCTGTAAAAAAACCGCCGAAGCGGGGTTTAATGATGTCCTGCAAGGCCAAAAGATCGCTGAACGCTACACGGTCGTTATCAAGTGAACCTACGGCATCGTTTAGATATAAGGAAAGTCACTCATGGGATTTAAGTTCAGAAAGCGCATAAAAATTGCTCCCGGTATTTCAATTAACATCGGGAAGAGCGGGATCACCAGTGCAACAATCGGTAAGCGTGGAGCATCGCTAAACATCGGAAAGAATGGTGTAAAGGCAACGGCTGGAATCCCTGGCTCTGGATTGTCTTACACGACTGGCAATCTACTCCCCGGGCACAAAGAGACCTCATCTAAACCTGGTGATAGTGAGTCAGGGGAGAACCCAGAGCGGCTTGGTTTCTTTGCCAACTCAACGCAATTCGACAACGATCCGAATGAAACGCCAACACCACCACCACCATTAACGCTGGTTTTAACAAACAAACAGTTTAGGAAACTTTCCATAGAGGAAAAAAAGGCATTCTGATCTTGACCCGCCATTTCCGGACAGCTTTTGTATCTTAAGTTAACGATGCCCGCTGCCGCCGGTATTCTCTCGGAGAGTGATATCCCAGCGCACTATGC